TGTCCAGACTCAGATGTAAACTTATTATACTTGTCTAATTGAGTTTTGTCAAGTGTTTTGTTCATTTTCTAGCTCTTTATATGTTTTAAAGACATCAGACGTAAATAGTTTTTGTATATTCACTAGCCACATCTTACTTGCTTTGTTGTCACCACCACTAACAGACTTCTTAAAATCTAATTTATCAATCAGTTGTTTTAGTTTAGGGACATCAAATATAAACGTGCAGAATATGTCATCATCAATACAAAGATTATGAAACCAATAGTCTGATTCAGTAGCACAGATACCAGATGGTTTACCATATGATTCATACTCAATACATATGTTACCAGTCTTCATCCACATACCACGTTCTGACTTGACCTCAATCTTTTTATTAGTTAGCATATCTGCTATCCTATCTTCTCTTATCTGACCATACTCTAAGTCTAGGTCAAACTTCTTTCTATTTTCTTTAGTGGGTTTCACTCCAATTACCTCCTATTTTATATTCACCAGTTAAATCACATCGCATTTTAAATTGCTCTGTTACCTTCTCAATACACTCAACACCTACTCTTCCTACAGAATCAGCTTGAGATTCCTTGACTTGTAGTTGCCATTCATCATGGATGTTAGCAACAAACTTAGCATCATAAGTATTTAACTTAATCAACTCATATAAATTTATCATAGCTTGTTTCATTACAATAGCACCACTACCTTGTAGTAAAGTATTAAGTGCAGCATGAGGACTTCTTACATATATCTTTCTACCATCAATACCTTTTAAGAAACCTCTGTTGGCAGCTTGTTGTACTCTGTCACGTAAAGTTTTTAATGCTGGTAAGTTAGCAAAGAATCTTTGTTTCAATGCTTTACCTTTCTTCATATCACCATTAATTATCTTACCTATCTTCGCATCACCAGCACCATAGACTAAAGCATAGATAAATGTCTTAGCTTGGTCACGTGTCTTTAGTCCAGCAAGTTCTTGATTGGTTGTATGGATGTCACCATTAACAACATCCTCAATATAATCAGCATCATTCATGTAGTGAGCTAACATACGTAACTCTAAACCACTAGCATCAATACCAACTAACTTATAGCCATCCGGTACAGTCCAACAAGCACGACACTCTTCACCGTAAGGACTATGTATGTTAGGGACTTGAGCCATATTAGGACCTCGATGTGTCATCCTCCCTGTAATAGTACCATTAGGTATAACCTTACCATGTACTCTATCATCTTTAACAACATCAATCCAAGATGATACTTGAGCTATACGTTTCTGATATAATAAAAAATCAGCAATTAGTTTAGCTTCTTTAATGTGGGTAATCTTTTTAAGTGTACTCTCATCCACAATAGGTTGACCAGTAGGAGTAAACCTTTCTGGTTGCCAACCAAAGTCAACAAGATACTCACCTATTTGTTTACGACTACCAAGATTAAAGTCAACTAACTTCTTACGCATGAAGGGTTGAAAGTTTTGTGTGTTCATACAATGCACATACTCCTCATCTGTAAGTCCTCGCTTACTAAGTTCACCATCCTTCTTAATGTAAGGTGTAACTTGTTTATCATCAACCCACTTAGGTTTAAATGTTTTCTGTACTTCATCCTCTACATCTGCCATCTTTTGTTTAAGCTCTGCTAACAAAGTCATAGCTTGTTTACTATCAAAATAAAAACCATTTCTTTCTTGTTCACATATAATAGCAGAAGTCATTTGCTCTAAGTCAAAGGACTGCTTACTAAATCCTAGTCCTTCTTTCTGTAAGAACTTATACACAGCTTCATTCAGTTTAACATCCTGTACACAATAGTCTAGCATTTGTGGTGTATAGTTATTAAACTCTGGTTGTTCTTGTTTAGGTATACCTAATCTATAACCCCAAGTCTTGAGACTATGTCCATTCTCTCTGACTGGATTGTAAAGTCTTGACATAACAAGAGTATCTATTACCTTACCTCGATACACAAAGTTATGTAATCGTTTGAGTATCTGTAAATCAAAACCTATAATGTTATGACCAATTAAAACTTTAGCACTATGTAATAAGTCTAGTGCATCTTCAATTTGATTTGGTCCAAACTTATATACTTGTCCATCAACTTGTTTAGCTACAATACACCATATCTTAGTAGCATCAAGGTCATCTGTTTCTATATCAAAAATAAGATTCATTTGTAAATGTTTCCTCCTCTGTCACTTCATGTAATCTACCAGTATCAATGTCATATTTTAAACTACAAGCCATACCAGTATCACCAGTATACCTTGACTTCAAGACTCTAACCTTAGTCATGTTAGCTTCCTCTGGATTCTCTGCTTGTTGATTTCTCTCTAATGCAATAACACAATCAGACAATTGTGCTATTCCTTGTGAACCTTTGAGGTGAGAAAGGGACACTTGTATACCTTTTTCATGTCCTCTATCGCCTTGTGCTCTACGTAAATGTGATACCAGTATCATACCTACACCAGTCTCTTCAACTAAGCTACGCAATCTATTCATTAACATATCAATACCACGTCTCTCGTCACCCTCAGTTAGTACGTTGACAAGCATATGTAGGTGGTCAACTACAACCCAGTCACACTCACACCCTACAATAATATATCTTAGCTTAGAAAATATCTCATCAATGTCTGTCGCACCAAGATGGGCATGGATAAATACTCTACCCTTCTCAATAGCTTTGTCAAACAAAGTATGGAGTTCATCGCTTGTATACTTAGAACGTTTCTCTGATAAGTATATCCTATCATTGGCTTCAATAGATACAATACCATCGGCAGTACGCAACCAGTTCTCCTCTAGTGCTACAATACCTACATTATCTTTTGTATTTTTAATAAGATGATGTTCAAGTTCTCTAGTCACACTAGACTTACCTAGTCCTGTACCACCTGTCAAGGTGACCAACTCACCCTTACGCATACCATAGAGTTTCTTATTCAGTCCCTCCCAAGGATAAGCTACACTTTCTTTCTCTTCTCTATGTAGCCACTCATCCTTCTTACTGGATAGTTCCATGATACCAGAGGGAGTATAAGTCTTAGCTTCCCACCAAGCAGTAGAGAACTCTTGGAACTTCTTCTTAGCTAACATCTCATTAGCATCTTTGTAGCCATTAGGTAAGTTTATTATCTTTGCCTTACTTGGCTTGAGGATTCTTGCAACCTGTCTAGCAGATTCAATCCCAGCTTTGTCATTATCAAAACAAAGAACAACATTATCAAATGATTCTACAAACTCAATGCTCTCTCGTATATCTTTAACAGCAGATGAAGCTCCACGTTTAATAGATACTACACTAGACTTACCTTGCATGAGTTCATAGACTGCCATTGCATCACACTCACCTTCGGTTATGGTTAAATACTTACCACCTTTGTTGCGATACAGTTGCTCACCGAACAACCCTGTCCCTTCAAACGTACCATTGCATGAGAAGTTCTTGTTGTCTACATACCTAGTCTTGGTCGCAACTATCTCACTTCCATTATGAAACGGATAGATATGTTGCTTGACTTGACCAGCATGGTCTTTGACAACCTTCACACCAAACTTTCTTGCAGTTTGTTCTGATATATTTCTATCAGTCAATGGTGCATATACTCCTGTGTATGAGTTCAAGAATGATGTCTCTGGTTGTTTCATGGGTACAATAGTGTTAGTATTTGTACTCATATCATCTGCTTTGTCATAGTCTGGAAAAAAAGTATTACAGCTAAAACATTTAGCAGACCCATCAGCATTCAAAGAAACAGCATCACTACTATCACACTTGGGACAGGGTAGCTTATGTTTAATAAATTTTGTATTCAATTCTATCTCCTATAAAATATAATACTAGTTTTGTTCTAACGCAGAAGGTCTAGCAACTCCTACAACAAGCATTTTTTTACTTACAGTTGTTATGCAAGTTTAAGAGTCTTCTTCTACTGAAGCTTCCTCTTCACTATCTTCCTCAATCAATGCATCATCTGTTAGATGTTCTTGCATTTGACCATTGAAGTTTTGAACTGCTGCATCAAGCACAGCAATTCGTCTACGCAAGTTGTTGACCTCATTGGTACACTCAACTATTACATTGAATAAACCTTGAGCATCTTGCGAGAGTTGTAGTACATCATACACTCCATTCTCTGTTTTGTATGTGACTTGTGGATTATTTTCATCAGTCATAATTAAAACTCCTCGTTACTATCGAAAAATTCAGAGCCATCCTCTGCTTTATATTCCACTAGCTCTATGACTTGAACACCTTGTAGGTCAAGGCTTTTGCCAGTCTTACCAGCATACTCCCATTCAAATTCACTACATTGTACTCTTACCTTAGAGCCATTACCAACAGCTAGATTAATGTCTTGCTTGTTAGCATCAAGTAATCTGGGTGCATTCCTAATCATACCATTAGGACCATTCACCTTTCGCTTGATAACTAAAGCTGGACCTTCATCCATCTGCTTTACTGTGTGTCCACGTCCAGCAAAACTATCTGCTGTCTCTTGGTCAACAACAAGGTTGACTGTGTACACAGGTTCAAAAGTCGTATTAGGTGTCTTAATACTTGCCCAATACGCAGTTCCTTCTACTATCATATTTACCTCCTATGATTAAGTTTGAAGTTGTTAAAGTTAGTGAGAGTTATGAGCCAACTACTCTCGGAGTTGTGGTTAGAACCAAACCTACTAATACTTGGAGATAGAGGGCTTGTTCGGTTGCTCAAGATACAGGATTGTATCATACTTGCTCCTCTTTGTCAAGTAATATTTCATCTAAATACTCTAAGTTTATATCTTCGTCTAGTATCTCTACTATAAAACTGTCACCATCATACGTCACACTATGATTAATATCTATGTTAGCTTTAGCTTTGATTTCATCAACAGCTTCTACAAACTCTCGGTACTCTGCCTTTGTCATTGTTGCTTTCATTATGCCTCCTTGTCTATGTCCCATCTAACAACATTCTTTTTGCTAGTAAATAGTTTTCTTATTCTTTCTTGTTCTTTTAAATGTAAGTACCACTTAGCACCATCTCTCTCTGCATCTCTGAATACTGCATTAGTAAAGACAACAGGAATTAGAACTGTTAAATGCACTATCACACTTGTCATAATATTATAACCCAACCAACCCATATAAAAGATAGCAACAAAACCAAAGTAAGCACTCCACATAGTAAACAATACCAACATAAAGTAAGATTGGATTGATGGGTCTGGAATAAATCGCAATGGATTATACTTAGCATTCATTACTAAGTTCCAACACTCATTCACCCAATAAAAAAATCTTTTAATCATCTTGATTATCCCTTATGATTAATAGTGTAGCTATCAGACAAGCCATCATAAAAGTAAACACTATGATTATGCCAAACATATTACTCATCATCATCAAGTCCTTCAATAATTAAATGGTCTTTCATCCACTCTTTAGATACTCCATCTTTCTCTAGCTTTTCTTTTATTAGTTTTTCAAAGTCTTTCATTACCAATGCCTCCTTACATGCACTATGCTAATAATAATTAATACAAATACTTCTATTAAAAGTAAATCTCCTTGCCACATAT